CTGTTTATATAATGGCACGCTTTTTAATAGACTGTATGAACGAGCATACTGTTGCTGTAATGCTAGCACATGACAAAGACCACACCGAACGCCTCCTTCGAAAAGCCCAAGAATTCCTCCAAAACATAAAAGGTCCTAAACCCAAGACCTCCCGAGCAAATGAGAATGAAATCTACTTTGACCGCACTCAATCCTCCTTCTACATTGGTACAGCTGGATCAAAAAACTTTGGTCGTTCAGCAACAATAACCCGCCTACATATGTCAGAACTAGCCTTTTGGAAAAACCCAAAGGATATCCGAACAGGTCTCCTTCAAGCAGTCCCAATGACTGGTGAGGTTGTAGAGGAAACAACTGCAAATGGGTATGGTACATGGTATCAAAAGTATTACTATAGAATTAAATCCCTCTCTGGGTCTAGGGTTAAACCCATATTTTTTAACTGGCTTATTGATGATGAATACTCCTCCCTAACCCCTCTAGCCTTCCCTTTGACAAAAGATGAGCAGGCTATCATAAATGAGTATAAAGCTAATGAAAGGCAAATTCAATGGCGTAGGGAAAAATTAGAAGAAATGGATTTTGATACCCCTCTTTTTAAACAAGAATACCCTCTAACCATTGATGAAGCATTTAAATTCACAGGTGGGTCTCTCTTCTCAGAAATAGAATATGTAGAAACAGAGGATTGGATAAATTTTGACAATGCTCACATTCTAGAAAACCACCCTACCCCTGACTACCACTACATCCTCGGTGCAGACTCATCTGGTGGAACAGGAAATGATGAAGCATCAATATCTGTCATATGCCTAGAAACAATGGAACAGGTTTATGAGTTTGGGAACAACCACCTCCCTTCCCCTAAATTCGCTCCTATAATTGATAAAATTGGAAAGCTCTTTAACAATGCTTTTATAATCCCTGAGGCTAACTCTCATGGTCTTTCAACAATATCAATCTTGAAAGACACCTACCCAACAGGAAGGATTTTTAGAAGGTCCGTAACTCCCCGTCTAACCCAAGGACAAAATGTAGTCCCCTCCTACACCTATGGATGGGAGACCACCCGTAGGACAAAAGCATATTCAATAGGTGTAACACAAAAACTTTGTGGGTCTGGATTAAAAATCCATTCCTCAGAGTGCTTCTCTCAGTTACGGGCCTTTACAGAAGATGCAGATACACAAGAGATAGTAAACAGCTCTGAACATGATGATAGAGCTATGGCATTCATGCTAGCATGTGTTGGTGTTCAGAGAATGATCCGGGAAAATGCTTGGAGTACAAACCCCTCTCATGAACTATCATACCAAGATAAAATAGCAAATGCTAGGAGAACAATTGAAGATAAACATTGGAGAAATTCCTCTGGACAGTTTGTCATACCCTTCAAAGACATGTTCCCTATTAAAAAAGGTAGGAGGAATGTTCACATACAATGAAACTCTCTCCTGAACTAAGAGCACAAGCTTTAAAATCCTTAATGTTCACTCCAGAGCGTGAGTCTATGATCTCATCCCTCTCCCCCAAACTCGAGGAAATGGTCTCCCACCCAAGTGTTAGAAGAGCCTATGTTATGGGTTCAACAACAACTAACAAACCCATTCCTGGGGATTTAGATATTGTTACCCTTCATGATGCTATAAATAAACAAAAAGGGTCTTACAACCTAGATTTCCTAGACTATTTTGATAAGTATAATAAAGAAACCCTCCCAACCAATCTCCACAACGTTCGTAGAGGTGGTGCTGGTAATGATATAACAAAATCCTTAATGGAGGTTGGTAAAAAGCGTTATGGAGAGACAGGAGAAAAACCTAATAGGTTTTTAGATCCTTCTAAACCTTGGGTTAGGATAGCAGGATTAGGAACAGGTCTAGGCCTAGCATCAACCCTCTCCCCTGACCAGTCTGAGGCATTTGAAGTTAAAAAAGCCTCACCCCTTACAAAAGAAATAGCCTCTTTGGTTGGGAAGCCTTTCTCTATAAGCTCAGCCGCTGAAGCTTTAAAAGGAAAATTTATCCAAGGTCTAGAAATTCTAGATGTTGTTACAAAAGGTAAAGGTGAGGAGAGGTTTGTACTATTGAAAAACCCCGAAACCCAACAAACATTCCAATGGCCTATAGATAAAGAAGCTTTAGCAACCCTCTCCTCTGTTAAAGGTTATGAAACCTACATGGAAAAATTTAAAGCCTTAGGCTCCCAAGATCCAATTGGAAAAGCTGAGCAAGCTTTTAAATCAATGGATACCCGAATTGAGAAAGGCCTTACAGGAACCCTGAAAGACATCAAACCCTGGACTGAGTCATACCTCTCAAAAGCCCACGCCCTTAGCCCTCTGGAAGAATCAAACCTTGAAGAAATGCCAGACCTAGTTTATGTTCGTTGGAAAAACCAAACAATGCACCTCCCTAGATGGTATGCAGATTTCCTCTCATACCAAAAACAAAAACCAGCAAATAAATACATCTCCTCAGAACTAGAGGATTTCAAACTCTTAAAAACTGAACCTAAATACCATACAACCTTTGCCCAGAAGCAAGGAGAATTCTCTCCTGGAAAAACCTATCAATATGGTATTTTAAAAAATGATGAAATATCCTTTGCCGAAGGAACAGGAGAAGAACTCTTATATTGGTTCTCTTCTACAGGGGTAAAAAAACAAAAAGAGTCTGGGATAAAAATCCTAACCCTCTCAGACCTTCAAGACTACATTGAAAAGCTAGGAGGAATAGTTTAAATGCCAGACAAAGACCAATTTGCAAAAGATTGGAGTTCTAGAATAGACCTTGGGGTTAAATTTCGTGATTGGCAAGCTAAAACCTCCAAATGGGATGAGTATAGGGATATGTACAGAGGTGAGTGGGATACAGAAGAACCTGTTCTAAACCTAATGTATTCAACATATAAAACCATCCTTCCCCGTACATACTTCCGTACCCCTACTGTTACAGTAACCCCTCGTAGGCCTGAGTTTGCCCTTCATGCTCGAGTTGTTGAAGCAATTGATAACTGGCTTTTAAGAGAGTTAAAAGTAAAAAAACAAATGAAAAGAGCAATCCATGACTCCTGGCATTGTGGTACAGGGGTTGTCAAACTTGGATATGATAGTGAATATGGATACATCCCCTCCCAAGGGATAGACCAAGATGGGGGAACAATAACTCAGGTTGGTAGGGGTAAGGATGCTGGGAAGATTGAGTATAAAAGTTTTATCAAACCCGGTCTCCCTTGGGCCTTACGTTGTAGGCCTGAAGAAATAGTTATCCCCTTTGGATATGATGACCCAGACTCACTTCCTTGGATTTGTAATATGATCTGGAGGCCTTTGTCAGATATTAAAGAAGATACAAAATATGACAAGAAAAAGACCTCTCTCCTCCAAGGTGGGTATGTTCCTCAGATAGGATTAATAAAAGACGCAAAACGCCCCCAACAGTTTGCATATAAGGACAGTGATATCTATGGTCTAATATATGAAATCCGTGATGCTAAAACAGGTAAGATTTATAACATCTCTGAAGACCTAGTCCTAATGGATGAAAAAGATGAACTCCAGATAGAAGGCCTTCCATATGACTTTATGATCTTTAATGAAGACCCTGTATTCTTTTGGGGTATTCCTGAGGCTAAATATGTTCACCCCCAGCAATTAGAGGTTAATGATATTAAAAAAACAGGGTCTAGGAATAGGAAGTATAACATTCTAAAATTCCTATACCAGAGTGGAAAGGTAACAAAAGAAGCATTAGACCTTTTAATGTCAGACGACCCTAATGATATTGGTGCTGGAATTCCAATAGACTCTGAGAATATAATGTCTGCTGTTCTTCCTTTAATCCCGCACAACCTAACCTCAGACCTTGAGAGAGATAAACAAATGGTTTTATCAGACAATAGAGAAACTGTTGGAGTATCTAGGAATAACGCTGGTGAATATATTCCAATGACTTCAAAGACAGCAACAGAGGCTAACCTTGTTCAGCAGGGGTCTGAGATTAGAATTGATGAAAGGAGAGATGTTGTTGCAGATTCTCTAACAAATATTGTTTCCAAATTTAACCAGATGGTTTTTAAATTCTGGACTACAGAACGTGTTGTAGAAATAACCGGCCCAGAAGGTCAGAGACAATGGATTGAATTTACAGGGGATCAATTAAAAGGTGAGTACTTCCACTCTATAGACCCAGATAGTGGTACTCCTGTCTCCCGCAGACTCCGTTATGAACAGGCTGGAAAGCTTGTAGAAATGTATAGAAACGATCCTTTTATAGA